GTTTATCTTGTGTAGGTTATTTAGGTTTACCTAATGGTATTGAGAAAGAATGGGAAGAGGATTATAAAGACCATCATCCTGCTAATGGGCATATACAGTTTGCTCATGGTACACCATCAGGTTATAGTAATACAAACTTTATGGTTAAACCACAAGTAGGAGACTTTTATGTGTTCCCTGCAGAACTATTTCACTGCGTATATCCGTTTAAAACAAAAGGAGAACGTAGGTCTTTTAGTGTAAACTTCAGTTTTATTGAAGTACCTAAAGAAAATAATAAAAAGAATGTTGACAAATAGTTATTTATGTATATAACTATATGTAACTAGAAGTGTAACATAACCCCATATTTGGATACTTATGTTACCTTTACTACCCAACTTCAGAGATTACCCAGTTATGTGAGCCTACAAAGGAATCGCTATCCTACGTACAACCTCAACGCATGAATGGTCCTTATTGAAGTAAAAGACTAAAATTAAAACTTAACCAAACTATTCCAAAGGAGAGATAAAATGGCATTTGGAACTGCTGCTGGTTATGGTAACTTACCAAACGGTAATTTTAGTCCTATTATTTACAGCAAACAGGTACAACTTGCGTTTCGTAAGGGTTCTGTTGTTGATGCAATCACTAATAACGATTATTTTGGTGAAATTGCGAATATGGGCGATTCCGTTAAGGTTATCAAAGAACCAGAAATAACTGTTAAGGCTTATTCAAGAGGAACTACAATAACTCCTCAAGACCTTGACGATGAAGAGTTTTCACTTACTATTGACAAAGCTAACTACTTTGCCTTTAAAGTGGATGATATCGAGGAAGCTCACTCTCATGTGAACTTTCAAGAACTTGCTTCTAATAGAGCAGCTTATAGATTAGCTGACCAATTTGACCAAGACGTTCTTGGTTATATGTCAGGATATAAGCAGTCTACATTGCATACTAATGCTGATACAGCTAACACTACTACTAATGGTACTGTTGCTGTTTCAACTGCTGGTACTGATGAACTATTAGACTCTATGCAAATTGATGCCGCAGACTTTGGTGGTACAGCAGCAGATGCTGTTACTATTCAGCCAAGAATGCCGGGTGCAACTGATGCAACACCTGCCGCAGGTGATACATTCCCATTGACTCTAATAGCTAGAATGTCTAGACTAATGGACCAACAGAATGTTGACACTAACGGTAGATGGTTAGTATTAGACCCTGTATTTATTGAGGTACTAAAAGACGAAGATTCAAGATTATTCCAATCTGATTGGGGTGGAACTGGACTTCAGAATGGTTTAGTAATGAATAACCTACATGGTTTTAAAGTGTATCAATCCAATAATCTTCCAAGTTTAGGAACAGGACCTTCTACTACAGGTACTAATAGTTCCACTAACTTTGGTGTTATTGTGGCTGGTCACTCTTCATCAATAGCTACTGCCGAGCAAATCAACAAGACAGAGACTTATAGAGACCCTGATTCTTTTGCTGATATTGTTCGTGGTATGCATTTATATGGTAGAAAGATACTTCGCCCAGAAGCAATCGCTACTGCAATATATCATTTAGCATAGGGGGGATTGAATTATGGCAACCGTAGATTTATCTATTGCAGCTAGAGGTAATCACCCAAGAGGTAGACAGCCTTATATGATACAAAATGAAATCAACTTTGCAACTGCAGCTACTTCAAAAGGTACAGCACTTGCAGCAGCTGATATCATTAAGTGTCTAACTGTTCCTGCTGAATCCGTAGTCCTACACGCAGGATTTGAGGTTACAGCGGCACATGCAGGTACTTCAACCGATACAGCCTTTGACTTTGGTGTCACAGGTGGTGACGTTGATAACTTTGTAGATGGCTTCGACTTTGATGGTGCATCCGTAGGTGCATATGCTCCAACTCCTGCAGCTTACGCGGCTGTAACTGTTGGTGGCACTGCTGATACTATTGACTTGTTATTACAAGCTATGACTGGTACTACAACTGGTGGAAAGATAAGATGTTTCGCAACTCTTATGGATATCAGTGATGCCGGTGACATGGCAGCTAATGAAGTCGATAGAGATACTTTAGCTTAATTTATATATAAGGGAGCAGGGCAACTTGCTCTCTTATCTTTATAGGAATTATTATGGCAGAAACTTACCTTACACTAACAAATAAAGTAATAGCAAGGTTGAATGAGGTTGCATTAACTTCTACAACCTTTTCTAGTGCTAGGGGTATACAAGTTCAATGTCAAAACGCAGTTAATGAATCCATACGTTTTATTAATCAGCGAGAGTTTAACTATCCATTTAATCATGCAACAGAAACTAAAACATTAACGGCAGGTGTTGTTAGATATAGTTTACCTACATCTACTAAGACAGTAGACTATAATACATTTAGAATAGTCAAAGATAGTGACTTAGGAAATGGTGGATATAAATTAGGAATACTTGATTATAATGACTATATAAACAGAGTTATAAATCAAGAAGATGAAATAAATACTACAACTACTAGTACAACTCATACAGATAGTATAACAACAATAACTGTTACAAGTACAACAGGCTTTGCTAGTGCAGGGACAATAGTTATAGGTAATGAAAATATTACGTATACAGCTATAGGTTCTAGTACTACATTTACAGGTTGTACAAGAGGTGCAGGTGGCACGACAGCAGCTACAATAGCTAGTGGTGTAACAGTAGCACAGTTTGATAATGGTGGTGTTCCTGAGTTTGTGGTAAGGACACCTGATAACAATTATCTACTATATCCCTTTCCAAATAAATCATTCATAATAAAGTTTGACTACTACACATTTCCTACTGATTTATCAGCACATGGAGACACTACATCTATACCTGATAGATTTGCACCTGTAATTGTAGATGGTGCTACAGCATTTGTATATCAGTATAGAGGTGAAACACAACAGTATCAACTTAATATGCAAAGATTTGAACAAGGCATAAAGAATATGCAGACACTACTTGTTAACAAATTTTTATATTTACGTTCAACATTCATACCTAGAACAGGAGTATATAACTCAGGTAGTGTAGATATTAGGGCATTGTAATGGCAGATGAATCGCAAGTTACCCCTTCTGCATTTAACTGTGAAGGTGGTTTAGTATTAAATAAATCTCAGTTTATGATGCAACCCGGAGAAGCATTAGAGTTAGAAAACTTTGAGCCTGACATTGAAGGTGGCTATAGACGGATAAATGGATTCTCGAAGTATGTAACAGCAGTTGTACCACAGACAGCGACCTCTACAGAGAAAGTGCTTATGGTGGCTACATTTGGTAGCAAGGTACTAGCAGCTAGAGGTACTAGTATATATAGTGCTGACCCCGGAGGTTCATCTTGGACTAGCATAGATAGTGGTAGAACAGGTGCATTAAAGTATAGATTTGAAAGATTTAACTTTGATGGTACAGATAAAATAATAGTTGTAGATGGTGCTAATGCACCTACAGTATTTAACTCTAGTTTATCTGCAACAGATGTAAGTGACAGTTCAGTAGCAGGTTCTAAGTTTGTAGTATCACATAGAAATCATATGTTCTATGCAGGTAAATCAACTACTAAACAAGAAGTTATATTTAGTGAACCCTTTGATGAAGATGGTTTTAATAGTGGACAAGGTGCAGGTAGCTTTAAAGTTGATGATGAGATAACAGGACTTAAAGTTTTCCGTGATGACTTATTTGTATTTTGTGAAACTAGAATATTTAAACTGTCAGGTAGCTCAAGTGCTAACTTTGCAGTAACAGATGTAACAAGAGATATAGGATGTATCAATGGAGATACAATCCAAGAATTTGCAGGTGACTTAATATTCTTAGGTCCTGATGGTTTAAGAACCATTGCAGGTACAGCTAGAATCGGTGACGTTGAGTTAGGTACTATAAGTTCTAATGTGCAGTCTATTTTTAATGATAACATCTCTAGTGCATCCGAGTTTGATAGTATAGTTATACCTGACAAGACACAGTATAGAATATTTTTTACTAAAGCTAATACAGATGAAACTGCTATAAAAGGAATCATTTGTGTTATGAGAGGTCAAAAATTTGAATTTTCAGAATTAAGAGGTATAAAACCTGCTAGTACAGACCATTTTGTATCAGAAGGCAATGTAATAGTTCTGCATGGAGCATACTCTAGTGGTTATGTATACAGACAAGAATCAGGAAATGACTTTGATGGAACAGTAATATCAGGTAAATATAGAAGTCCTGATTTAACTTTTAATGACCCCGGAATAAGAAAGCATATGCAAAGGGTTGTTGTCAACTATAAACCTGAAGCAGCAATAGATGCTGATTTATTTGTGAGATATGATTATGAAGCGGCTTCATCAGCAAGACCTGCGGCATATCCGTTAGATTCAGAAGATGTTGTTGCTATATATGGCACATCAGTTTATGGAGTACCTACATATGGTGGTGCATCACAACCATTAGTTAGACAAGCAGTAGAGGGTTCAGGATTTGCTGTTGCACTAAGAGTAAATGATGGTGGCACAACTGCATTCTCC